CATCGCATTTTACAAGGAAGGTACAGTTGTCACACACAGAGTGACAGAAAACCGTGTTGTAACCGGTGTGTTCATCACCAAAGGCGATGCCAATGAAAAGGAAGATATCAGCCCGGTCCAGTATTCCGAACTGATCGGACGTGTGAAATACCACTTCCCGTTTCTTGGTAACTATCTGATGGTTTATTCCAATCAGCTTACAAAGGTCTACCTCATGGTCCTTGCCTTCTGCGGCGTGATGTTTAACGTTCTGGCCGGACGGATGCGCATGCGGTCGCAGGAAAAATTCCGCGAGCAGGTGGAACAGTGGGAGCGGCGGCAGGCGGCCCGCAACAAGGCGGAAATAGAGCAGATTCGGAAGCAGAGCCGCATGCAGGGCCGCTGACGACACGGAGAAAACGCCTATGTGGAAGAAAATACGAAGAGTCCTGATGATTGTTCTGGCCGCGGTCTTCCTGTTCTGCGGCGGGACGGTGGCGGTGGTGCAGCATCAGTACAACGTCAGCAAGCGTCTGTACCGCGCGGCCTCCGACAAATTCACTTCTGCTTCTGCGGAGGATCTGAGCGCTGAGCCGACACCCGCACCGGAGGAGAGCGCGAAGCCCTCGCGGCTCAACGACGGGGTTTACCGCCTGCCGGAGAAGGCGCCGATCAAGGTCGACTTCGCGGCCCTGCAGAAGGTCAATCCCGACGTGGACGGCTGGATCTACTGCCCGGGCACCGTGATCGACTACCCGGTGATGCACGGCGCGACCAACGACACCTACCTCCACCACAGCTATGACAAAACCTACAACGCCTCCGGCTCGATCTTCGTGGACGAGCGGAACCAGCGCTACTTCGCCGACCCGGTGACCATCCTCTATGGGCACCATATGGCGAGCGGGGCGATGTTTGCGACGCTGGAGTGGTGGCAGCTCAAGAGCTACCGTGACGAGCACCCGATCATGTGGCTGCTGACGCCGGAGCAGGACTATAAGGTCGAGCTCTACAGCGCCTATACCACCTCGGCCTACAGCAACACGTATGAGATCCCGCTGGCCGGGACGGATCCGTCGAATTACATCTGGATGGCGGAAAACTCCTCCGACTGGCACATCAATCCGGATCTGGATCCCGCCGCGCACTACATCGTCATGTCCACCTGCGCCTATATCTTTGAGGACGCGCGCTCGGTGCTGCACGGCAAGCTGATGCCGGTGATGACCGCGGGCGGCGAGCTGATCCGTTAAAACAGAATACCAGAATTCCTTAATTCACTCTCTGTCGGAAGACGACGGAGGGTGATTTTTTTGTTTTTTAACCGTTGCACAGCCTGACACCTTTAAGCACTACAGTACGGCCAAGATCAGAGAGGGGAGGCGAGCGGTTGAGTTCAGCGGAGCATCAGCAGGCCGTAGCCACCGAGGATGAGGCCTTCCGCTTTCTGAGCGACGTGATGCGCGGGGCGCTCACGGAGCCCGGCGGGAAGCCGGTTTCCGTCGGGGACCGGCTGAAGGCGTGCAGCGGTCTGCTGAAGCTCTTTGAGATCCACGAGGAGAAGAGCAGCGCCGGAGAACGGGAACTTGCCCTCGCCGCGGCGGCCGAGCGGATCGGGCAGAGCATCGCGCCGGGCTTCGGGCCGGTGCTGGGGGATGTGCTGGTCCACGGGCATACGCACTATGATCTGCCGGGCGGACGCGGCAGCATGAAGAGCAGCTTTGTGTCGCTGACGGTGGTGTATCTCCTGCTGCGGGAGAAGGAGGCCCACGCCCTGGTGCTGCGGAAGGTGGCCAACACGATGCGGGACTCGGTCTATGCCCAGTATCTCTGGGCGCTGGAGCAGCTGGGCGTGCAGCAGTTCTTCGACTGCCGCCTCAGTCCGATGGAACTGGTGTTCCGGCCTACGGGACAGAAGATCCTCTTCCGCGGGGCGGACGACCCCATGAAGATCAAGTCCATCAAGGTCCCCTTCGGCAGCATCGCGGTGACGCATTTTGAGGAGAAGGACCAGTTCGCCGGACGGGCGGAGATCCGCACGATTCTTCAGTCGACCATGCGCGGCGGGGAGCGGTTCTGGAACTTTGAGAGCTACAACCCGCCGCTGAGCCGCGACAACTGGGCCAACCTCGATTCCGCCCTGGAGCGCCCGGACCGGCTCTGCCACCGAAGCACCTATCTGGAGGCGCCGCGGGAATGGCTGGGCGAGCAGTTCATCACCGAGGCCGAGAGCCTCCGGGACAGCGACGAGCGGGCGTACCGGCACGAGTATCTCGGGCAGGCGGTGGGTACGGGCGGAAACGTCTTTGAGCATCTGGAGCTGCGGGAGATCAGCGACGAGGAGGTCAGACAGTTTGACCGGATCTATATGGGCGTGGACTGGGGCTTTGCACCGGATCCCTTTGCCTTTGTCCGGCTGCACTATGACCCGGCGCGGGAGACGGTCTTCCTGATCGACGAGCTCTGCGTCCGGCGTCAGACCAACACCGAGACCGCACAGGAGCTGCTGCGGCGGGGATACCAGGACGGCATCATCACCTGTGACAGCGCGGAACCGAAGAGCGTGGCGGACTACCGCAGCTTCGGCCTGAACGCACGGATGGCGGTCAAGGGGCCGGGCAGCGTGGATTACGGCATGAAGTGGCTGCAGGGCAGGAAGATCGTCATCGACCGCCGGCGAACTCCGGAGGCGTACCGCGAATTCTGCGGCTATGAGTTCGAGCGGGACCGGGACGGAAACTTCATCTCGGGCTATCCCGACCGCGACAACCACACGATCGACGCGGTGCGCTATGCGCTGGAGCGGGTGTACGGGAAGTACAGATCACGTGCGTGAGAAATGTTCAATGTTAAATGATAAATGTTAAATGATAAATGTTCAGTGAGAAATGAGAGAAGAGATTTATCGGAAACTGAATGAGCTGGGTTTCCCGAACGGCGGGGACGGCACGACCGAGGAACTGCTGAGCCTCTGGCGGAGCTGGTACGAGGGGAACGTCGGTCACTTTCACACGTACCGGGTTTACAACGGGCAGAAGCGCGTCCTCTGCCGCCGGGCGGGCCTCGGCATGGCGAAGAAGATCTGCGAAGACTGGGCCAATCTGCTGATGAATGAGCGGGTACACATCCGCCTGGAGGGAGAGCGGGAACAGCGCTTCCTCGACGGGATCCTGCAGGACAACCGCTTCTTCCTGATGGCCAACCGCCTGCAGGAGCAGAAGGCGGCCCTGGGGACGGCGGCCTATGTGCCCCGCGTGACGGACGGGCGGATCCGCATCGACTTCCTTTCGGCGGATGGGATCCTGCCGCTGAGCTGGGAAAACGGCCGCGTGACGGACTGCGCCTTTGCCGGCGGCCGGAGGCAGGGGGACCGGGAACTGCTGTACCTGCAGGTGCACCACCGGGCGGACGGGAGCTACCGCATCGAGAATCTGCTCTTCGAGCGGGACGGGGACCGGCTGGAGCAGCTGAGCCTCGGCGAGGTGCCGGGCTTCGGCGGAATCCCGGAGAGCGTGGATACCGGCAGGGCGGAGCGGGGCTTCGTCCTGGACCGGATGAACATCGTGAACAACCTGGATCCCGCGTCCCCGATGGGCCTGTCGGTGTTTGCCAACGCGCTGGACCAGCTGCGGGGGACGGACGTGGCCTATGACAGCTATGTCAACGAGTTCATCCTCGGCAAGAAGCGCATCATGCTCAAGCCGGAGGCGACGAAGGACTTCGACGGCGCGCCCCTCTTCGACGCGGACGAGCTGGCCTTCTATATCCTGCCGGAGGACTCGGGCAACGAGAGCATCATCAAGGAAATCGACATGACGCTGCGCACGGCGGAGCACCATGAGGGAATTCAGGACATGCTGAACCTTCTGGGACTCAAGTGCGGCCTCGGGGAGCAGCACTACCGCTTTGAGCGGGGAAGCGTGCTCACGGCGACCCAGGTGATCAGCGAGAACAGCGTCCTCTACCGGAACGTCCGGCGGCACGAGCTTGTTCTGGAGGCGGCGCTGAAGGAACTGAGCGCCATCCTCCTGCGGCTGGGGAACGACCACTTCGGCCTCGGGCTGCGGGAAGACGCGGAGGTCACGGTGGATTTCGACGACAGCATCATCGAGGACAAGAGCCGCGACTTCGAACGCGACTGCAGAATGCTGGAGCTGGGCGTGCTGGGGAAGGAGGAGTTTCGGGAACGGTGGAGGAAGTGAGAATGTGGAATGTGGAAAGTGAAAAGTGAAATTGATTCCACTGAGAGGAAGGGAGGAGAAGCATGAACGCAGAGACGGATGAAAATCTGACGATGGAAGAAGCAGACGGAGTGGAGACCGGGGGCAGGGAGACAGAAGCCGCGGGCGGGACGGAGCAGAACGGAAGCGGTCCGGAGGACAGGTCCGCGGCAACCGGCGAACAGGATGGCGCGGCCGAGCTTCGGGCGGCGCTCAGCCGGGCGGAAGAGCGCCTTACCCAGCTGGAGAGAGAAAGAAGCCTGCTCTCGCAGGGCGTGGCGGAGGAGGATCTGGACTATTACGTGTTCAAGATCGGAAAGCTCGTGACCGGGGAGAAGGACTTCGACACGGCGGCGAAGGAGTTCCTGAAGCAGCGCGGAGCGGCCCGCAGAGTGTCCGCGCCGCACAGCACCGGCGCAAGCCTGGCCGGCCGGGCCTCAGCGCCCCGAAGCACCAACGACACCATGAACCGCATTTTGCGAGGGAACTGAAGAAAAGAGGTAATTATTGTGTCTGGAATGATTCAGAGAAATGACCTGGCGGGTCTGATTCCCGAACCCGTCAGCCGCGAGATCTTTCAGGGAGTGGTGGAGCAGAGCGCCGTGCTGAAGGCCGGGCGCAAGCTTCCCAACATGACCAGCAAGACCCAGAGCATCAACGTTCTGGACATGCTGCCCATGGCCTACTGGGTGGAAGGGGACACCGGCTATAAGGAGACCGGCGCCCAGGCCTGGGAAAAGAAGCGCCTCTATGCCGAAGAGCTGGCCGTCATCATCCCGATCCCCGAGGCGGTGCTGGACGACACCAACTATGACATCTGGGGCGAGGTCAGGCCCCGCATCGTGGAGGCGATGGGCCGCCGCATCGACGAGGCCGTGCTCTTCGGCATCGGCAAGCCCTCCACCTGGCGCAAGAGCATTGTGGACACCGCGAAAGAGGCCGGAAACTCCGTCACGGAAACCACCGGGGCCAAC